TGATGGGAAGATTTCAAAGTACGTACCAAAGACTTTGAAATGTAACGGAGTATTTGCCGAAACTTTCAACAAGGAACGCGTTGGTGCGTATATGGACTCCGATGGTAGCATTCACATCAACCTAAAGGATGACAATCTCAAAATCGGCGAAAACTCTGACAAGATTATCAGAGTCCTTGATGCATACAAGTGTAATAAAGATGGTATAGAAAATTGGTTTGAAAAGTATAAAGACTATACCATATCCTGGATAGCACTAAATAAAGGTAGTGTCACAGTATATTATAAGTAGAATGGATCCTCAACCACGTAAGAAACGCCAGGCGCAGGAAAAGAAAAAGTCAAAGGGTCCAAATGTTTATTCTGGTAAACACGTTAGACTTTCCTTAGTTGCTAAAGGCAACGCCAGCCATACCCTTCTTAATTCTAAGGATGTTGTAGTTCACACCGTACACTCTGTGAAGTGAGTTGCCACCTGTTGGGTTGGAAACCGTCAGCTTGGCGTTGTCAATGCGGGAAAAGTTCAGTGTACCAGTTGGCTGATATTTGCCAATATTGAGACAGAGTGGCCATGTGAAGGTTGGTTGGTTGTCGAGAGTAGTATCTGGAAGAGATTCACAATGCATTTCGTGGACTACGTTATGGTGATAGATATTTGAGGTTGAGTCAAACAGTGTGGTACCGTTGATATAGAAGGATGAATCCTTAAAGTTGTATTCCTGGTACCACTGACCACCGGTTGCCTTGCCAGACACGAGATGGATTGCCTTGACTGGATGATTAAAGTATGTCAGGTCAAATTCGGTATCTGTGTTTTCTGCCAGTACGTACTGAACCTGTTCAATAAGAAGTTCGTGGTCAGTATTCACAAAGTAATCACGTTCGGCAGTATCGACATATATAAAGTTGGCCCACACCTTTGGTGTCGAGCCCGCGACAAAGCCGTTACGGCACTTGATACGCAATTCAACTTCGTGGTATTGAAGAGCAACAAGTGGCAGAACCTTGGTCCAATCTTCACCAAAGAAGAATGGAAGCATCAAGTGATCGGTGCCACCCGAGTAACCCAGTGAGTTTGCCTTGTTATTGTTAGTTGTGACTGCACAGGATGCGCGAGCATCTGTGTTACGATAAAGAAGCTCGTGAATAGCCTGAATATAAAGGGAATCAAAAGTTATAACCTTTTGTCCTCCGATATAAAGACTAAACTCAAAGAGAGTCGAATCGTTGTTTGAATAGACACCATCAGTGTTATTACCAGTGTTGCGAATGCCAGCAGCTTCTATCCACAGATAGCTAAGGAGGTCCCCCTTGGAAGGAATCTTTACAGTTATTTCATTATTTGCTGCAAAAGTACCAATATAGTTGAGTTTTTCAGGACGCATAGCAAAGTTTGTATGACGCTTATAATTTTGACGGAAAAAGGAAACCTGAGGTTCGCCTGTGATATAGGCATCTTGAACACCTTTGGAAACAAGGTCGACGAGTGCCCCTGACATCTTTTATATAAAACTGATATAAAAATTACAAACTCTAAATACGCAAAGAGATGGTTCTATTTCAGGCACTCTCGTGGGAAGCTCGAGATTCTGATGATGAATACCTCATCAGCATCTTCGGGAGGACTGCGGGTGGCATGTCTGTGTGTGTAACCACACCATTCAAGCCATACTTTTTTGTAAAGGTTCCACCAAGGATTAGTGATAGTTTCCTGTTTTCAAAGATTCAAGATGCCTGTGGGGGTGTCATAGAAAACTATGAACTTGTAAAGTCTAAGGATCTTTGGGGTTTTCAAAATAACGCCGAATTTCCATATATGAAATTGAACTTTGCAACTCTTGAAAATATGAAAAAATGTGACCGAAAGCTCAGTCGTCCTTTGAAGGGTGATACTTATACTATGAAGGTTTACGAGTCAAATGTTGAACCTATGCTCCGATTGATGCATCGTTCTGGTATCCAATCAACTGGCTGGCTTGAGACTGGTGAAAAGTGTATCCGTGCTCATCTATCCAATGTTGATATTGACCTGTTCTGCAATGATTGGAAAACCCTAAAGGCTGATTCAAAGGATGGGAATGCTCCTTTTGTTGTTGCCTCTTTTGATATTGAAACCTATAGCTCAACTGGAAAGTTTCCAGATGCTGATATTGAAGGTGACCAATGTTTTCAGATTGCATTTACTTTGAAGAGACTTGGTGAAACTGAGATTTATGACAAGACTTGTTTGTGTTATAAAAAGACTGACACACATTTGGAAGGGTGTAACATCATAAACTATGATTCAGAACGAGATTTACTAATGGGGTTCAAGGACTATCTATTCAAGCATGACATTGATATTATGACTGGGTGGAATATCTTTGGGTTTGACTTGGAATACATATACAAGCGTGCAATCATCTGTAAATGTCCAACTGATTTCTTTGAACTTGGTAAATTGAAAGATGTTCGCTGTGATTTTGTTTACAAAAAACTTTCATCGAGTGCTCTTGGTGATAACTTGATGAAATTGCTTCCAATGTCTGGGCGCTACATATTTGATCTGTTTCACGAGGTGAAACGTGAGAAGAAACTCGATAGTTATAAACTCGACTTTGTTGCTGAAACTTATTTAGATGACCACAAGATTGATATGTCCCCGAAGGAGATGTTTGTTCGTTTCCGTGAGGAGGACCCAATCAAGCTCCGAGAGGTTGCTGAGTATTGTATTAAGGATACTATTCTTCCTCATCGCCTTTTGGACAAACTCTGTATACTGCTCAACTTGGTGGAAATGGCCAAGGCGACTTGGGTTCCGCTATCCTATCTTTCTGAACGCGGTCAGCAAATCAAGGTGTTTAGTCAGATGGCTAGAAAGGCCCGAGAACTCAAGTATATGATTCCGACTATTCGATGGGGTAAGATTGTGAGTGACCCCTATGAGGGTGCGACTGTTCTCGATGCTCAATCTGGTGCATATTACACTCCAATTACAGCTCTAGATTTTGCAGGTCTGTATCCATCAATTATGATAGCTCACAACTTGTGTTATTCAACTCTGGTTATGGATCCCAAATATGAGAATGTTCCCGGGGTTGAGTATGAGAGCTTTCAGATTGGTGAAAGAACCTACAAGTTTGCTCAGAATGTGGACAGTCTTTTGCCTTCAGTTCTCAAGGAGCTAAAGGCTTTCCGTAGCCAGGCTAAGAAGGATATGGCAAAGGCTACGGGTATTATGAAGGATGTCTACAATGGCAAACAGCTCGCCTATAAGATTTCTATGAATTCAGTCTATGGCTTCACCGGTGCTGGGAAGGGTATGCTTCCCTGTGTTCCGATCGCTTCAACCGTTACGGCAAAGGGTCGTAGTATGATTGAGGAGACCAAGAACTATGTGGAGGCAAACTTTGAGGGTGCAAAGGTGAGGTACGGAGATTCTGTGACTGGTGACACGCCACTCCTAATCAAGATGAGTGATGGTTCTATTCACACAAAGAGGATAGATGAACTTACTAACGAATATAATTCTGCTGATGGTGGAAAGGAGTCATTCCCAGGTAATTATGAAGTGTGGACTGAGAATGGATTTACACCTGTTGAAAGAGTTATTCGTCACAAGACTACAAAGAAGATATTCCGCATTCTTACACATACAGGCGTAGTGGATTGTACAGAGGACCACAGTCTGCTAGACCAAAATGCATCTATGATTAAACCAACTGATGTCACTATAGGTACAAAGCTTCTCCACGGTGACACACATGATGCGTTTGACTGCATTGATATGACCGTTGGCGCCGATGAAGCCAAGGTTATGGGTTTCTTCTTTGGGGATGGTTCTTGTGGTCAATATGGAAATAAGTTCACCTGGGCTCTCAACAATTCAAACCTTGATTATCTTCTTGAGATGCAGGGTTTGTGCCCATTTGACACAAAAATATATGACACTATGGATAGCAGTGGTGTGTACAAGTTGAATGCTTGTGGTGATGTCAAAGCTATTTCAACCAAGTACCGCAACCTGTTCTATAATCAAGCAAAAGAGAAGATTGTGCCACCCTGTATCCTTAATGCACCCATTGAAGTTGTTAAGGCATTTGTTGATGGCTACTATATGGCTGACGGTGACAAGGAGTACACGCGGATGGATTGCAAGGGTAAACAGGGTACAATGGGTCTTCAATTATTGGGTAGACGACTTGGTTACAATGTAAGTCTTAATACACGCGGTGACAAGCTAAATGTGTTTAGGCAGACCTGGACAAAATCTAGTCAGAGAAAGGATCCTACTGTGATCAAGAAGATTGAGTATCTTGGTGAGACTGAGCAGTATGTGTATGATTTAACAACATCGTCGCACCACTTCCACGTTGGACCAGGAGAGTTGATAGTTCACAACACCGACTCGGTAATGGTTGAGTTTGACACCACTGGTATGACTCCTGAGCAAGCCCTAGAACATAGTTGGAAGCTTGGTGAGCAGGCTGCTGAGCAGTGCACCGCCCTTTTCAAGAAGCCCAATGACTTGGAGCTTGAGAAGGTTTACTATCCATACTTTCTCTACAGCAAGAAGCGCTATGCGGCCAAGCTGTGGACAAAGGGTAAGGATGGGAAGATGAAGATGGATTATATTGATGTGAAGGGGCTTCAGGTTGTGAGGCGCGATAACACCCTGCACGTCCGAGAGGTTTGCACGGAACTTTTGGATATCATCTTAGAGTCCAATAATCCAGATGCAGCTATTGCTTTGGCGAGGCAGCGAGCTGCTGAGCTTGTTGGTGGTGAGGTTCCTATGGAAAAGCTGATACTTTCTCAAAAGTTGGCAGATTCCTACAAGAATAACAATATGGCACACGTTCAGGTTCGTAACAAGATGCGGGAACGTGAACCAGGGTCTGAGCCTCAATCAGGTGACCGAGTGCAGTATGTGTTGACTGATACCGGCAACAAGAAGGCCAAGGCTTTTGAAAAATCCGAAGACCCCAAGTATGCCAGGGATAACAATGTGCCTTTGGATTACCAGTACTACCTAGAGAACAAGTTTATGAATCCAGTATGTGACTTGTTGGAACCATTGGTTAAGAACCCCAAAGAGGAGATCTTCAGTAATATGTTACCAAAAAAGCGCACACGAAAGGTGAAAGGTGCAACTGAAACTGAAGGTTCAATCGGTAACTTATTTAAGAAATTCGAGCAAAATAATAGTAAGAAGGAATGAGTGAACAACTCTTACAATTATTTGAAGCGGAAGTTGAACGCCGCGTCAATGAAAAAATAACAGCATTTGCCAAGCATGTATCAGAGAGTTATCGAATTCCAATCTCTTTGCTATTGCGCGATGTCGGTACTATGGACACAACTGTGGTACAGCCGAGTCTTGGAACTTGTCTTGGTGTCAAGGCTAATGGCCAACGGTGCAAGTTTAAACCTAAAGATGGTGGGTATTGTAACCATCATCAGCACCAGCGTAAAAAAATAAGTCCTATAGCAGTTAAAAGTGTTATTGAGCACAATCACAGTGTTCCACCATTGTATCAGGATGGATGTCCAGCGTGTGTGGCACGGGCAAGGATGACACAATCAAACTCTCAGACGAGTCTCATAACTCCTAAAAAGTCAGTTATAGATTTTAATTTATTAGTAGATAGCAGATGAGTAGGTCTGAGACTCTTCTCAACTCGGTTAATCAGTTCTATGCGAACACTAAAAATTCTGAAATCCTCAAGGACATACTGGAGAAACGTAGTGGAATCTCCTTGAGGAATCTAGAATGGTTCATAACAAATTATTCAAAAAGTAAAAATCTATCATACACCACCAAGTCTGGCAAGATGTTTACAGTACATTGCGCTTATAAATCAAGTCTTGATGGTTACAGTAAAAAACTTTTTGACCCATTTTGCAGGTCTAATAAATTTGAGTTTACAATTCCAGGAACTCAGGAGACGATAATAACAACTGTTGCTCAGTTGAATTTTATTAAGTGGTGTATCACCAATAATATCATAGATTACATCAGTAATAACAAGGAACTTCTCAGGTTGAAAATTTAGGTCTTAAAAATCCATTTTCAAATTCAAGTGTTTGATATCCAGTGTAGTATAAATGGTATTTATATACCAATGGTGGCTTTATCAGTGAAATCTTAGAGGTTGTAGAAGTACCGTTTGCGACGTTTGAAGCCGTCATATAAAGAGTATTATTGATTTCAGTTATTGAAATATTCTGAGTCAATGTTAAAACTGGGCTTAATGTTGAGATCACTTCATTATCATTCTGAAATACTGTTATATTTGATAAACAATTTGAAGTTGCGGTAATTGATAAAGTAGTTCCAGATTGTTTCGTTGTTATTGTTCCCAAAAGTGTAGCTATCACATCATTCTCTGTAGTTGTGTTTGTCGCGAATGAATCTTTACCAGTTTCTAATAAAGAAGCCAATAAGAATGTTTTATCAGAGTTCAGCTGACTGAAATCCAAAGCTCCTGTTGGTAAAGGGTCTTTTGGTTTCAGACTGAATGAGTAGGTGTACACATTTCTAAGGGGTGCCGAAAGACCCACTTTAAATGGTACTTGATGTTTAAAATAGTTTGCAGTCGATGTTAAATTTCTTGCTTCAGCTTCCATAAACCCAAGATTCTGTGTACCATTGATAAACAATTCAGCATCTGACATGATTGGATTTTCTGCCTGTACATAGATGTTTGAAGTTATTGTTGGACCACTATAATAATTACCAAAGTTGAAACGATTTGCAATTTCGGTTGAACTATTTTCAAATTCATCACGTCTAAAAAACCAGTGTAAAGTTTTTACAGGAATTTTAGGAACTAAATTATTTTTGGCTTCTACAAAAAATGAGTCGATATCAATTGGACTTTGTCTTCTCATTAATTCTGTAGTTATGGTTTGTTTATTATTGATAATGAAAGACCTCTCTATAGGCGACAATGTAACCTCCTCGGTCACAATTTCAAATTGAGCAAGTTCCATATTCACTTGACTTGGTGCATTTGTAAAAAAAGTCCTGTCATTAAATGTGATGTTTAAAAATATTTTTTGTTTATGAATTGCACAAAGTGGAAAATAAGGTTTGAAATATTTGTCATTTAATAATTTATTGTCAAAATCTTGAGTTGAATGTCTTCTCCCAAAAAAGAAATAAAGTGGTACAAACAATTTTACACCTGTTGTGTTATTATCACCCGGTACACTTGCCATTGTACCACTTGGCTGACCGTTATTATCAAGATGTTTTAGTCCCTCTTTCTCTTCTTCAGTCATATAAAGTTCATTATAAATGACTGACCAATCTGTATAAAGAGTTTCCAACTCAAACTCATCAACTCTAAATTCTATAGTCTTTATCAAAGCCTTGCCAACATCCGACGCATAACTAAATGTGTTTGGGGGAGTATCGTTAGCTGGCAATGTACACTTGAGATACATATTACACAACAAATCACCCATCTGCTGAGGGTTCATAGTAACCTGGATAGTTTCATTAAAAGGCCACTGAGTTGAAGTTGTTGTTGATGGTTTCTTTATCTTTGTGGTTCTATTAAACTTTGTAAAGTGTGTGTGTCTAAGCTGTTTAAAATCGAAAAAGGAGTCTTTGCCATCAAAATAAGTATCTTGTTTACCAACGGCATATAATGACATTACAGCGGCACTACCGGTCATTGTCTACTATTCTAATAGGTTATTTTCCCACATCTGAATTATCGAGGTGCTTTTCAAATTCTTCAAAGCCCCCTCTGCATCCTTAGCCTCCTTGAACATCGCCTCGACCGCCTCCTCCGTGTACTGCCACGTCTTGATGTTGAGCAAGTAGTCGTAGTTGCCGCCCACCTCCGGGAACTCCTTTGAGATGTCATTCTCCAAGTCCTTCTTCTTGCGCTTGAACACTGTAATCTCCTCATTGACCACCTTGTGGACAAATCTCGCCTTGTTTGTGAGCACCAACACCTTTTGTTCCAATTGTTTTGTCAGGTGCACTTTTCGTTTTTTGTAGTATTGAATTCGCAACTCGACAAAATCAACCAAGATTTCTTCAGCTGAGTGATACTTTTTGATTCCCTGTTTAGGATGAAATAGGTGCATATTACTCACACGGATAGTCTTTGACAATTTGAAATCTTTTACTGGGTCGGTTCCTGTATAACCACTAATTTCAAAGTGAACACCTTCTGTCGTTGAATTATTTTTATATCCTGATATTGTCTTCTTTTCACAAAGAATATCAAGATACTCTTTGAAATCCTGAGTCCAGTAACCAGGTGGAAGTTCTGTAACCACAAGGTTATTCGCCTTGTGATTGGAATACACCCCAGTAGCCACCCAAGCATCATCTTTTACCGTAATAGTTCCGTTGAATCCTTTGTACCAAGGTGACATCTTCTTGATAGCCTCACCATTGAGAGCCGCTCTGATATTCATCTTGATTTCTTCTGGATTGAACGGAGGTACATTGCAACTAAAACCCGTGCCAATACCTTCTGACCCATTGATGAGAATTGTTGGAAGAACTGGCATGAAATATTCAGGTTCAATGGGTTTACCATCATCCGTTAGATAGTTTAAAATTGCATCATCAGTTGGGTCGAATATCTTTCTGGTATGGGGCATCAATTTTGTAAAGATATACCTCGTCTGACTCGCATCTTTACCACCCATCAACCGTGTTCCAAATTGACCACAGGGTTCAAGATAGTTCATATTATTTGAACCAACATAATCATGAGCCATCTTGACAATTGTGTCAGCCAATGAAACTTCCCCATGATGATAAGCAGTCGTCTCTGAAACATATGCAGCCAACTGAGCAACCTTCATCTCATCCTTGAGATTCTTCTTGAAACAGGCAAATAGAACCTTTCGCTGCGATGGCTTGAATCCATCACACATATGAGCAATAGACCGTTTTAAATCAGCCAAACTAAAATTAATTAAATCTTTGTGAATAAAGTTTGTAACTGTAATACGATTTATCGACCCATAGTTAATCTCCTCGTGACCACTTGAGTTTTTAGTCAGCCAGACCTTTCGAGCATCGGCTTTGGTCTTGTCAAATGCCAATACCACAGAATCATCAGTTTCTTCATCAACTTCAAAACCAACAGTCAATTTCTCGATACTTTTGAAATAATTTTTAGCCTCCTCAGATGTCGATGTACCCAAACCCTTGTAATACTTAACCTTCCACCCACTACCAGGGCGACTTGATTCATCATTCTTGAAAACAGAATCTGTAAAAAACCACTTTTGTTGTTTACCCTTGGTCGCCTTGACAATAGGAGTAACCATACAAATAACAAATCCAATCTCCAATAAACTCGGCCAAAAGTAATGAAACATATTTATTATGAGACCTTTGATATGACTCCCATCATTATCTGCATCAGTCATAATCATCAATTTACCATATCGAAGTTCACCAACTGAAGAATACACTTTACCCTGCTGCAATCCTAAAATCTTTTTGAGATTGTTGAACTCTTCATTATCCATCAACTGCTTGGCACTCGCATCACGAACATTCTTACACTTGCCACGCAATGGGAATACACCATAGGCATCCCGCCCAACAATAGATAGACCAGCAACTGCCAAAGTTTTTGCAGAATCACCCTCTGTAATAATAAGAGTTGTTTTAGAACTTTTGGCAGTACCAGCCCAGTTTGCATCATCAAGTTTGGGAATGCCAGTAATCTTGGATTTTTTAGCACCATCAGTTTTTTTGAGCTCCTTTTCTTCACGAACCTTGGAAAGAGCCATCACTTCATCTTGAACTCCAGTTTTGAGAACATTCTTAATGAAATTTTTAGGAGGTTCAAATCGACTACCAAACTCCTGAACTTTCAGTGTACATTCAGACTTGATTTGACTACTGAAGGATGGGTTGACCAAAGTAGACTTGACCAATACAAATAATGTGTTTTTAACTTGCTGGGGGCGAAGTTTAATCTTTTTAGCCAAGTCTTCAATAATTCCATTTGAAATCATATTGGCAACATGGTCAACGTGTGTGCCACCTTTGGTTGTGCAGATTCCATTAACAAATGAAACCTGTTGAAATCCAGAATCTGAAGGTGCAACAGACACTGACCAACGAGGGGTTGTAACATTGACCACCGATTCAGCACCAGGGTGGAGCATTCTCATATAATCTTCAGTTGTGGGTGTCTTGATTTCAATCCCCTGAAAAGAAACCTTACAATTACCAGTTGTACAAAACGCAGCATCCCATACTCGCTTTTCAATGATTTTATAAATATCCTCATCCATCTTAGTCATTCCAAAACGAGGCCAATCGGGTACAAATGTTATTGATACACTTGAAGTTGCTGAAGCGTGATTGGAAATCTTTGGTTTATTGCACTTTGTCATATTGTTTTCCCAAATTTGAGAATACTTCTTTTTGTTGATTGGGTCTTTGATGGTTACACTAAAAAGTTTAGAGTACACATTGGCCAACTTGGCACCATATCCATTGCGACCACCAACAACCCTTTGAGTATTGTCATCATAATTTGTAGAAGTTAAAAGATGACCAAATGTCAACTCGGGATTCCAAAGCTGTTCTTCTTGGTGAAGTTCAACTGAAATCCCCCCAAGAGGTCCATTGTTTTCAACAGTTATAGCACCCGTTTCAAAATCTGCAGAAACCTTGATATACTTGACATCCTTTGGATGCATAGAATTACGATCAATTGCATTGACCAAAATCTCATCAAGAATCTTCAACAGAGCTGGTGAGTATCTAAGTTGTTTTTGAGTAAAATGTTCCCCATCAAGAACCCAGTAATTGTCAGACTGAAGTGCAGTTGGACCGACATAGGAATCAGGTCTTAGTAAAATGTGTTCTTGGTGAGAAACTTTTTTAACCTTTTCGGTCATTTTTGATTTTGATTATACATGTCAACTTTTTTCTTAAGTAATATTAAAACATGAATTTTTTTGTATTCATTATGTCTCTATTGGTTGGTATAACATCACTGACAAGTTCGATTATTGGTCTCAAGTTTTATAGTAAACTTTCTGCTAATGAAAAAAAATCTGAAGAAGAAAGTAGACGCTATCTTTGGGGTATGCTCATTTCTTCAGCTGTATTAACATTGATCACCATTATGATTAGTT